TTGTTGATTTTCTGGTTGTTGATTTTGTATGACACCCGCTTCAGGACTTGTACCTGCTGGATTTATTTGACTTAAATATTGATTAAAGTCTTTAGGATCAAGACCTAAGTTTATTAAAATGCGTTCTGTTTTCTCACGGTCAGAGAAAGTTGGATCTCTTGTTAAAATCTCAGGATATGCACGTAGTAAACCACCTTGAGCTTGTCTAATTTTACGATCAACTTCTTTCAACGCAGCGATCACATCTTGCGGAGCTTTTGCACCATAAATAGATATTGCATCACTGGCACGTTTAATATCATCCACGTTCAAACGACCTGTTGGTTTGTTAGCTCTGGCTAAACCATAAATAATAAAGTTTTCTCGAACTTTGTTTTCTGCATAACTTGTGTCATAACCTTGACTTTTGAACCAATCTTCATTAAATAAATCAGCCATGGATGTCTCTACATTTTTAGTTGTTGATTGAAAAGGATTATTTGTTGGTAGATTAGTAAGAGTAATGACAGTTTCTTTGTCGTTGTAATCATCGAACTCAAGGAAATCTTTGTTGTATAGTTGTTCACCACCACTGGTTAAGTTGGTACCTGCTAGTCCACTTCCACCTGATTGTTTTGAAATTTCATTAAAAATAGATTCAATATTAAAGCCAGCAGTTTGAATAATACTTTGAATATTACCAGGTAAACCTAACTTATTAATATCACTTGAAGCAGTCACTAAAATATTGGATATGTCTGATCTAATACCATCTAATGATGCAAAGTCTTGAACACCTTCTGTAATCTTCTGCACTGATGGTGTCAATGATTCAAGTGTAGCTTGTTCTGTTCCAGGTTGTGTTTTTCCAATAATTGTTGCATTAAAAGTGCCGTCAGGGCCAGCAGGAATAGGCACATCAAAAATCTGTACTTGTCTTCCATCTTCTAATGCTTGTACTCGACCTAGCATTAATTGTGGTCCAAATTCGGAAGCAACCATTCTACCACTGCCATATTGTCTTGCACCGGTTGGATCAATGTAGCTAACATTTAAAGGTGCATCCAAATCATTTAACATACTCAAAGAAGATTTTATTCTTTCTTTTTGCACGTCAAGATTGTGTGAGGATACATCTTTTAAAATATCAGAATTAAAACTCATAAATTTGGTCATGTCATCATTGTCATAACCCATCATCTTCAAAAAGAAATCAGCTTCTTTTTCCATAATTATTTTATTTGCATCTTGTGCTTGTTGAACAGCAAGCTCTCCAACTTTCATTTGATAATTAATTCTGTTTAATTGGTCTTGATCTGCTCTACTTAAAGCTTTTCCAGTGGCCTGTGCTAATACATCAAGAGCACCTGCAACGCCTTTAAATTGTGTTCTACCATTTAAGGCATCAATGACAAAATTAAGAGTTGAATCTAAACCACTTCTTTTTGGAAGTTCTCCTAAAGATTGTCTAATCTGTGCTTCAAAATCAGCAGGATTGTAACGATCACCTAGACCTAAAGCTTTGTAGTATTGATCGGCATATTCTCTTCTTTGATCTCTGACAGGAAGATATTGACCCGCAAACTGATTTGCCATGGCATTCATATAAGATGTTGTATCAACCTCTTGTGCCGCTTGTTGCATACTGGTTGCAGCATTAGCTTCCATTTCAGGAGTTGGTGCTTCTTGCTGTTCCGATATAGAAAATTTACCCCCTTGATGAGGTCTAATAGAATTTATTGGTTGAATAGGATCAACTGTTAAGTCGATTTTGAAATCGCTAAGGGTATCATATCCTAAAGAACTCATGAACCCTCCTTATCCTGCGTATCCGCCTAATGCACTTATTCCTTGTAAAAGAGGATTACCCATTCCTGGCGCTGAAGCTTGCATGAAAGATGGTGCGGCACCACCAAGTAAGCCAGCTTGAAATGATAATTGTTGATAGGGCTGTTGAAATTGAGACATTGCATTTTGATAAGCAGTTTGTGCTGCTTGTTGATCGGCAGCCGTTTGTGTGACACCTAGTTGACTTAGTTGTGTCGCTAAATTTGCTTGTGTTGTTGGAGCTTGTACACCAAAGCCTCCGTATAATTGACCAATACCTGTGCCCAGTTCACCACCTGCAAGTTGTAAACCTGCAGCAGCTTGTTGTGCTTGTCGTTGATTTTCAAATGCTGATTGTGCTTGTTGCTGTGCAGTTTGAAAACCTGATGATAATAGGCCAGCTATACCTGTGCCTAACTGTTGTTGAAAACCTCTTTGTGCTTCTGCTTCTAAAACACCTTCACGACCACCACCGAAAGCACCTGCGCCTAAAGCTTGTGCTGCTCTTCCTTGACGTGAGATATCAAAATTTCTTTGCATTTCTTGACTATACTTATCAATCACTTCTTGCTGATAAGGATTCATAAACTGTTGATAGGACTGTGGATCGTAGGCCCCGGTTGTTTGCGCTGAGGTTGTCATCGCATTGCTAATAGCTGCATTTGCACCTTGTAGTGCTCCTACACCCATTCCGAAATAATCAGGTCCTGTTGTAGCTGCGTTAGCGGCTAAATTTGTTGCTTGACCAATAGCGGCTGAAGGGGAAACAACTGTTTGTGTTGGAATTGCTGCAGCGTTAGACGTTAAAGCCTGACCTGCAGTTAGCACGTTACCATATTGTTGTGCAATTAAATCTTGTAATTCTTGTGGCGTCATTAAACTCTACCTATCCCCATGTTTTGTGCTTTGTCTTCTAAAGAATACATCATGTCATACATTTTTTTAGTACCTTGTTCTCTATTACCATTACCCGCAGCCATTACTGCTTGTTTCGTCATTACAAATTCGCCATCGGAGTGCATTGCAGGGATATCGTCAGATTGACCATCACCTGGACCATTAATCATACCGTCTTTTTCAGGAAAGTCCATCACTCCACCTTGGTTCATAGTGGCTGCATAAACGGAATTAATATCTTCATAAAAGTCTTTGTCGGCTGATCCAGATTTTAAATAAGGATTTTTTGTTGGATCGTAAAACATTTCTCTTTCTTCATCAGACATTGCTGCTGCTGCAACAGTTGCACCAACAGATCCTAGCTTTAGTAAAGTGCCATATTTTTCAAAAAAGTCTGTGACTGGAACTATTTGCTGTGAACCATCAGCATTTGTAATAACTTTTGTTTTATTTATTAAGCCCTCTAAAAATCCCGGCTTCTTTACATTTCCTGTAACTGTTTGCATATTAAAACCTTGACCTTCAGTGCCAGGTATTATTCTACCTGTGCTGCTATCCACAATACCTCCAGCTACGTCTTTAACAATTGGATCTGTCATACCACCAGGAGTCATACCAAAACCACTTTTTACTCCACCCATAAATCCTTCAGGTGTACCCATAGCACCAATACCTCTGGCCAGTGATCCGTAGGCCACGTTTCGTAAAACATTCTCAGGTTTATCACCTGCAAGTAAACCTGCACCTGCTTGTGTTAACATAGGGTTCGCTGCTGCAAAACTTCCTATACCACGTGCTATATTTGCCATGGTTCCTGCACCTTGAACTCCTGCTAGACCAGGTAATAGTAGTCCAATACCAATTTGTCCAACAGGACTTTTTATTAAATCTTTAGCAGCTTTGAATATCTTCTTAAACATTTTTACTCCGGTAGTGTATGTGCTCCAGCAAATACATTCGGAGCTGTTACGTGAACATCTCTTCTTATATCTGCTTCTGTTGTTTCTGTATCTGGATTGTCAATATCTGCCTGACAGTCCTCATGTGAATTATATTCTTGACCTGTTTTAGTATTAGTGACAGTTGTTTCTACTTTTGCACTATATACAGGAACTTTTTTACCATCGATCGAGTCATAACGCAGGATCTTTGGTTCATCTACAATCTTTGCCATACTCTATTTTTATAGGTAGAAAGCTAGGAAATCAATAGGTTTATTGTTGTTGCTAAATTATTGAGTCCAAATCATATGTATACCAAATAGCTAATACGAACCTTTTTCCTTTTGTAACAGGATTAACCCCATGTAGGTATTTTTTTCCATCAAAAAAAACAGTTTTTCCTATTTTAGGCTTTATTATGACACCATTATCAAATGCTGTTTCTCCACCTAAATATCCTTCATTCAAATATGTAATTGATGTCAAATTAGTTGACTCTCTAGCTTCATCAAAATGCATATTTTGTTTGGAATTTTCTTTCCAAATAGTAATTTCAATTCTTTCTGGAAAGGCAGTTACACCTCTTTTACCTAAAAAATTAGTTGTATAAGAAACTATTTTTTTTGTAAAAGGTAAATCATATTCTTGAAGTAAAAGAATATTAATGTCTCGAAAAGGAACTGCTTCTTCTTCTTTTGTTATTGATAGTTTTGTAAGATATTGACAAACTTCTTTATTTAAAAAATCCTCTTCAATTAAAATCATTTATTGCTGTTGCTTGACTTCTAATACAGATATATCAGAGGTGAGATCTGTTGAAGACGCTTGAATTTTTAAAGAGTCTCCACCCTCATACACAAAAGGACCATTAAGTTGTTGAGTAGATCCATGAGCTACATCAATGTTATTAATTTCTACGTCAGTAGAACCATTATTATGTGTTATTTTTGCATTAACAGTACCGGATCCTGAAATATTATGAAGAACTATCGTTTGAACTATAAAGGTTGAAACAGGTGTTGGAGGAGTTGCTGCCACATTTGCAACAGGGACTGTAAAAATTGTTATAGCTGCAGTGTTAGCTGCTTTTTGTGTAAACCTTTTAAATACATCAGCCATCTATCTAAAAAACCACGCTCTTCTTGTAGACTCCTCTTGAGTGTCTTGTGTATATTGAGTGTTCAATTGTTGTATCATTTCCTCCAATTGTCGAATTAGTTCAGCAGACTGTTGAGCATC